TTCCTCCCGCGAGCGTTCTACTTCGGGCATCACAGGTTGCGATTGAACAGGATAAGCCTATATATCTTGACTACTACCGTGATAGTGTAGACAAGAAGTGCTGTATCGGAGTCCAGCCCGACGGTACGAAGTTTTTGGTAAAGTCAAACGATGAGTATACGTCAACCGTCCAGAATGTCTACAAGTGTGAAACTTGTTACATTGTGGTGACCGAGAACTCACTATACCTAATTGATGGGTCGGTGCCCATTAAGAAGATCGTTGCGCCCGTTTCCGACGAGTAGCTCGCTTGCGTTTAGCTCCCTTACTAGTCAATCCTTTAAGTTCAGCGTTGAGTTTCTTTGCTGTTTCAAGTAGTCGTTTTCGAGCTTCGGCTGATTCGGGTGTTGGTGGATTTTGATCCATGGCTTTAATCAGTCTAATGCTATTTGATACCATCGCTTGAAGCTGTTTCACTCTATCTCCCCCACGGGCAGTTCCGGTCTGCATATGTAAACCATCTAGTTCTGCTGAAAGTTCTCCGTACTCCAGAGGCTGTACACCATATTTACTAACAAAAGTATTTACCCTTGTCTGGCAATTCGATGCTTCAGCAAGTTCGGAAGCGCTAGGTTCGGAAGCGGGAGGCGAAGGAGCGGGAGGTGTTGCCGCCCGTTGAGCTACTGGTTGTTTGCCGAATAACCTCATTTATTCATTTACGTAGTTTTTTGTTGTTCCTGAAGTAGAATCTCGCTGAGATACAAATGTCTACGTACGTAACCGTTACTATGTTTTCAACTGTTCCGCAAGCAAAGAAGTTGTATCGCGAAATCGCTCCGGTTTTGGTAGAAGCTGGCGCAACATCCCCCAAATCCGCGAAGGACGATGGTATGGTCGAAAGCGAACACTTACTACCATCAAAATTGAAAGCAAAATCTGTAACGCGCGCGCTCAATAAAACACTCAAAAAATCAACGTTTAAGGCGGTTGCTAGTGTTATGCCACCTTCTTATGTAAAGACTGGAACTCGTGGAATTGTTCGTCCCGACCATAGCTATACTCGTAAGAAGTTTCCAGCCGTCCCCGGATTTGCCAGTATGTTTCGCAAGACGAAGAAATGAGTATAGATGGAAAGTATACTAACTATGATAATGTCCCTACTGTTTCCTCCACCCCATTATATCCTATTTGAGCCTCTGAACGATACCCAAACACTTCAGATATGGAACGCATATAAATTTGAACATTCAGGTTCATGTGAGTTTGAAGTGGTTGACGCAGCCAAACTAAATTCGGTAGATACATTCACGCCGTTTTTTGAAGGATGGATAACTAGAAAGTGCTCTAAACGATTCCGAGTATTGCTGGTCCTTCATTCGGAATTCCTTACTTTCTCGTGCCAGCAGGTACTGAGGCGTTCGTTGGAACAGCGGTCATACCGGTGTCGCGTATGGTTTCACGTTGAAGACCCTACACAACTACAATCTGCGATTATTAGCAGGTGTGTTACAAAACGAATAGATTCCGGTATTAATAAACCGCGCATAGAAGTATTATGAAGGTAGTGGCGTATACAGATGGCGGTTGTACTAATAACGGTAAGAACGGAGCCCGTGCGTCATTCGCTTATTACTTTCCAGAACATGTATCGCTGTCTCACGCAGACCGTGTTCCCGACGACCAACCGCAGACGAACAACCGGGGTGAACTCCTCGCGATCTTATCGTGCGTCGAGAAAGCGTTATCGTCGTTTACCGCGTCAGATGTGGACCTATTCGTCTACACCGACTCCGATTACTCTAGGAACTGTTTGACCAAATGGATACCTGGATGGATTAACAAGGGATGGAAAACGGCAAGTGGGGACCCAGTCAAGAACCGAGACTTGATTGAGCAAATTAGTGGGCGACTTGTTCTGTTTCAGTCGTATTCCATTAATTGGGTAAAGGCACACACGGGTGGAAGCGACGAACATAGCAAGAACAATCATATTGTGGACCGAATGGCCGCAGAGGTTCTTGATGGCAAACCGGTAGACCCCAAAACTCTGCCTATAAAAAAGATTGAAGGTTGTCCGCTACAGCTTATGGGTCCTCCAATTTCAGAAAAGGAACTCGTAAGTTGGTGTTTGAACAACTTGGACAAGATTGATGAACGGTCGCTACATCTTGCTCTAATCTCGGCATACGGTAAAACATGTAAGAAAAACGGAACAGAAATTGTAAAGCAGAAGCTACATACATCAACACAGTATCGTCTTGTAGCATCTTCACATATCATCACTTCTACAGATAACGAAGAATGAGTGTGACCGCCTACCACTTTTGGTCGCCGACGTGTGCCCCGTGTAAGGTTATCAAGCCGGCAGTAGAGGATCTAAAAGAAGAGTTCTCTCAAATTAACTGGCTGAGTATCAATATTCAAGACGACCCGAATAACTATATGCGAGAGTTTAGTGTTAAGGTCGTGCCTACAATTGTAGTTCTTGTTCGTAATGAGGCAGGGGACATTACGTATGTTGGAAAGGAGTCGGGGACTGCTATGGCAAATTATTATCGTCTAATTCGTACTGCGTTGCGGTCTACTTAGTAACTACTGCGACCGAATGGGGCAGGCAGTTGCGGTGGTGATTCCACACAATCGTCCACGCTAACAGCCCGAGTCCAGAGCCCATCATGGTACCTATCAAGTCATTTAACATAGAAGTTGAAAAGACGGGTCCCGACACCGTATGGAGGAGCTGGAGGAACATCAGTACCGCTCCGAACAACGTGGATAACGACTTATAGTTGTAAGAACGTCCCTGAATCCAAACGTCGTACAACACGTACGAAATGATTGACGACGTTCCGATAGTCAAGCTGGACAGGTACGTGCTCGTGCCTCGTATCAGCGTCTGGTAGCCGAGACCGAGTATCATGGCACACAGACCAACCAGCGTGATAGTGGTGTAGCGGAAGTTGTTGTAATATAAGTCAGCAATTGGACCAAAAGCCATTAGCAGGAATGGAATCAGAATACCGACTACGCGACCCCATCGCTGGAAGGTCGACAGTGTCGGGACAACTCTTCCGACGCTGGATATACCCATAGACCCAAAAAGGCCGGTGGTTCGGCTCATATACAAAAAGCCCCCTGCTACTAGAAGCGTTATAACACTATAAAGTACGGCGAAAGTTAAGGTTCCGTCCATTTACAAATACTTGATACAAAATATAAATGGAGATAGAGGGTGTAAAAACAAACTTATCCGAGGAAATACGGGAAACAACTGAGACTATTACATTCGTCGATATTTTGACATTTGTAATATTAGGTGTTTTTTGTCTTGTAGGCGCATATTACGGTTGGGTTTATGGCGGGAGACAAGCACCGTATTATTTAGCAGTTCTTCAGGGTATCGGCTCTAGCATTCGAGCATATATCGTACGCCTGATATACTATACTCAAGAGTATGCGCGTCGGTCACGATAGTCCCAATCGGTTAGATTACCGTCCTTCCATACACTATCTTCTTCCATCCGCTTCTCCTCTTCCTCCATTCTCGCCTTCTTCTCAAACAATTCTTCAGTAGTGAGCTCACGTTGAGCCTTCTTCTGAATAACCTGCCAGTCGTCATCGGCACACAAAGGTTGGACCGAATCGTCTGGTCTATCCTCGTTATAATATTCGGTGTCGGGGCGATACACGAATACATTTCGATCATTAATCGCACGACGCTGTGCCTCGTGACGCTGGGCGGACTCCCGAGTCTCTTTGCGAATCTTTTCATCTTCTTCGTGCTCATTCCATTCGGTAGCAAGAACGGCGAAAGACCTGGTCGGCTTGAACGACGTCTTGGTTGGTTGCTTTGACTCGCCTAAACTAGGAAAATCATCGGAAGTGAGAGTGGGCTCCTTCTTGTTCCGCAGGGCTGGGGGGACATACTTACCGGACATTTTGGGGTACTTTCTATGTTATAAACAGCTGAATTCCGTTTTCGTCAAAAACGAACCTAAACATATGAGGCAGATTGAAGTTAAGAATGACGTACGGAGTAGCAATTGCCTTGAACGGTGTTCTATCCGATATCCAAATTCCAGCCAAGACGGCCGACGTGCTGGAATGGATTCGTAAAAAGTACAAGAACTCAAAGATTCAGTTCCAAGGTAAGCTACAGGACCCGTCAACTGAAGGACGGTGGCTATCTATATTTTCGTCAACATCAGACGATGATGAAAACACGCACATGCTACCTGCTCCGTTTGACGAGGAAACTTATACAAGTGCGATTGTTGTATTGGCGACCGAAAGCGATAACCAAGATGAGTACGACCGACCTATTTCAGAGTACAAGGATATTCGGTCAGACGATTACGAGACATTGTACCAAGAATGGACATTTGCGGTAGACGAAGACGAGGACGAGGCAGAGGCAGTGGAAGATGAAGAAATCAATGATGTTGTTGAGGATGACGTTGTATCCGAAGCAGAGGAAGAGGTAGTGCCAGTCGTTCGTCAACCCAAGCCGGCTGCGATTGTTAAGTCTAAAGATGTATTTGTCAATTGCTCAATCCGGGAAAAGGTTATTTCAAATTTTACAGAACTATTCGGTTGCGAAGAAAAAGCCACAGAATTTGAAGGATACATGCTAAAAAATTTGGTTGAACGAGCACTGAAGGATGCGATTGAAGTAGATTGGGCGAATCGCGCATTCTGGAACATGTATCGTAGCCGAGCGGTTACATTATACGAAAACATCAAGGGTACCGACAGTTACGTCCAAAATAATCAGCAACTGATTCAGAAGCTAGAAAGTGGAGAACTATCGCTGCAATCTATCGCAGAGATGACATCCATGGATTTGTGTCCGTCTCGGTGGAAAGATATGATTGAAAAATTGATTGAAAAGAAGAAGAAGCTATATTCTACCGAACAGAACGCTTCAATCTTCATGTGGTGCTCAAGTTGCAAGAAGAAGACTAAATGTGACTATTATCAGCTCCAGACTCGATCAGCGGACGAGCCAATGACGACGTTTGTGTCTTGTTTGGAGTGTGACAAACGGTGGAAGTTTTAAATCCTTCGGGTGAAGACCCTTCTACGTATACTTCAATTGGGTCAAGTCCGTTGGTAATTTCGGGTTTACTGAGGTCGGGCGTGGTTGAACCAAACATCTTCTTAAATGCCCCAATGATAGCATCGGGAACCTGTGGGCTGGTTTCTTGTAGTCTATCTAATTGTTCGCGTACAACTTTAAGCATATCGTGGGCGGCCATTCGTTCGCAACGAGGCAGAGATAGTTCTATAACAATGAATCTGTGTATTTTTGAATAATTCACACCCGATATTCGGTGCGATTCGGCACGTTTAGCCCAGCCAAAGTGAGTAGAAACCGTGTTCAAAATCCCAACCGTCAAGCTGATGATACCAACACCTATGCTTGAAGCAGCGGCGTTATTGAATAACGTCTGGGACCCTATACTAGCCGTCCCTGCTACGGTGGACAGAACTATCGTGGGGAGTGTTATGTAATTGTTATATCTTGAATACTGCTTCTCGGATTTTCCATGTAACCAAGAATAGCACAGAGCGCGTTCTCCTTCCTCGGCGATGATTCGTTCTATCTGTGAATTCCAACGAATTTTTTCGGTTATATCATCCATCCTTAATTTTAATATAAATTTTACATAATGGGGTTGAAGGATATATTAGAGGCCAACAAGGTACCTCTTCCTTCTGATTTTGATGATAGGTTTAAGCTAGTTATGATGGGGTTGCGAAAGGACCCCAAATTTGACGAAGAGCTCCGAAAGTTCAAGGAGCAAACCGGAGGTCTCAAACTGTCTAAAATGAAGGATAAATTTAAGTCAGGCTTAGATTCTGTAAGGAACGACATCCAGAGTCGGGTATCATCAGTCACCGATAAAATTCCGGCGACACCCAATACGTCTATGTCACTCGCGCCTCCGATGGAATTAGATAGTGAAGATTGGATGGGCCCGAGAATTCGTTGGTTTCTAGGAGCAGTTACATCGCCGTATGCCCGCGTGATGTTGCGCAGCTTGTTCATGGTAATATTCTTTATGAGTTATTTGGAAGCAATTCCGGTATTTGGTAACATTCTCAGCGTTGGACTTGATGTTATGGTTACTGGTGGTAAAATCATTACTAAATCGGTCCAGAAGCAAATCCCCTTTATCATGGGTCTAATACCCCTGCCGTACGCTGGACTGGTAGGACTTATAATGGCTGCGATTTATGGAGCAATGGTATGGCCTATTATTGCGATGGTTTCGTTTAGTCGTCAGGAGTTCACAGTAGCGATGGAGTCATTTCTGCGAGTAATACCACCTCCCGCTGGAGATATGATAGCAGACTTATTTTTGGAAAGCAACCGATTTGTAGCAAAAATGGAGCTCAAGCGTCAAAAATTAGCAGATAGCATCATAACTGCGATTGGGACTGTTGCGAATATTATAGAGAATGTTTCATCCCGCACGACTTCTCAAGTTGCAAATATATCTCAAATGAAAGACCGTTTTGTTAACGGGGTCAAAAGTCAAATACCTACATCAGTCCAACAGACGTTTAGTAATGTAACGCAGCCGCCAAGTTACCCTATACCGAGTTACCCTCCACCAAGTTACCCTATACCGAGTTACCCTCCACCTGCTTATCCGCCACCGAGTTACCCTCCACCTGCTGTAGCTAACGAACCAAACACACTGGCGAATGCTTTTGAAAATATTAAGCAAACCGCTCCACAAGGCATGTTGGGTAACATAAAATCATTTTCAGATAAAATTAAGGAATCTGCGAAACTTCCTACCGCACCTGTGGGTCAAGGACGCAAACGGCTTACAAATAGACGACGGTTTAATACTAAATGGATGAAGACACGACGAGTAAAGTACGCGAAACGCTGAGGCAGTGGATTGCTCTGGATGACCGCTCTCGCGAACTACAAGCTGAAATTAAAAACATTCGCACACAGAAGGCCGAATTGAGCGGAGCGGTACTATCGTTTATGCGAGATAACCAAATTGACGATATTGCTCTTGAAGGTTCGGGAGTCGGGAATATTCGCCGGAGTGTTCGCACTTCTCGTCCTCCACTTCGTCGTAACTATATTCGCACCCAACTCCTGCTACAGTTTGCCGACCAGCCGCAGCGAGTAGCAGAGGTTCTGCGTTCTATTGAAGGAATTCCTGACGGGGCCGATGATATGTCTGTTGGAGGCACACAGCGGGAGCTACTGACACGTCACATCCCACGAACTAAGTTTGTGTGAACTTGACTATTGCCTGTCGAGCAGCTTCTTGTTCTGCCTGTTTCTTGGTAGGCGCAGTTCCTCTACCAAGTTCAACTCCCATGTGATTCACAACCGCCATAGTGTATCTTCCACCATTCTCCTGTGTAACCATCGTATATACAGGAGTCATGTGATACGCCGATTGATACAGTTTTTGAAACTGTTCCTTAAAGTTCCGATTATTCATGAGTAGCTTTGGAATGTCTATGTAGGTTTCAATTAAAGATACTACAAAGTCGTATACTATCTTAAATTCATGTCCACTATCAGTCCACAAGGCCCCGATGAATGCCTCCAAGATATCGCCGAGCTTTTTAATGTTATCTCTGCCGGCACAGATATCTTCATTATGACGAGAAATGATGTAAAACTTATCAAGCCCGATTGTTTGACTCAGTTTCCCCAGGGTATCGTTACAAACGATTTCTTTCTTGACGTCCGTAAGGAATCCTTCGTTTTCCGTCGGGAACCTTTTGATTAAATAGGTGGAAACACAAGCTCCAAGCACGGAATCACCTAAATGTTCCAACCTTTCGTATGAATCGTCGAACAAATCAAGACAATTTGGTGGACGAGGCACTAGTTCAGTATGTTCTCCAGTTGGTGTCGTATACTCGGTGCGCTTTACGTACGACGAGTGAACCATCGCAGTTTGGAATATGGTGATATCCCGAACTTTGAATTTTGGACACCCATTTTGTGAAAGAACCGACTGAATATCATTCGTGCTGATGAGCCTGTTCTTGGGATTATATGGATTGTAGGTCATCCTTACTTGCGACGGGTAAATCGTCTACTTCGTTTCCGTTTTATACGACGACTGGTACCTTTCTGTCTTTTGGCGTCCGGCGGCGGCTCTTCTTCTCTCGCTCTTTTGACAGATAAACTAGATTCGGCTGTGCTTCCTATAAACTGTTCTATCTGATCTGCGTGCTCGGCATACGCCTGTGCGTCAATCTTCACATTAGATGCCATGCGCTCATCGTCTAGCAGTTTTGCTGCTGAACGTAAAATATTGAATCGCACACTATCTTCTCCAAAGTTGATTCTATCCAATATAGGTTGTATCTTGATTGTAATATTTATAATTTGATCTGTTATCCACTCAGATTTGTCTGTTAACTGTCCTGCATCAATATTCCTCCGCTTTATTAGAGGATAGGTTTTGTTCAATACATCAGTAATCGCATCAGTATCAATCTCCCATTTAAGAATATGCCCTGTGTTGTCGTGTATTTCCTTAATGAACACGGAGCTACTTTTGGGTCCATTGCATACTGTATGAGCCCATGCGTATTCGGCTTTTACTAAATCAGGTTGTGAAGTTGACGGAAGTTTTGATAGTGCGATATCGGCAAAAAGAACAGCTTGAATAACGGGTAATACATGTTCGCATGCGATTACATCAACGGGTTTTCCATCGCGATACAATCCATAACCACATAACCAACAGATTGTATTTGTTTCCGGTGGATAAGTTAATCCGGCGCGCATACATTGACCGGTGTTATCAGCAGGAGCAAACATATAACGCACTGCCTTTCGCGTCGCAATAAAGTTCGCGACTACTTTTGGACCAAACGCCTTTGTCGCGAAGACAATAGCAGGAGACTTTGTAGTTAGTTTTTGCTTCAGGTATTTTACATAGTTCGCGCCATCTCCTTTTAAAGTTGAAAAATCCAACGGAGTTGATAGAGTTAATAGGGTTTCTGCTGCCCCTGGTTCATTTTCTACTATGTTTTTATATGCTATTGCCAATTTTTCCGACTGTTCGTTAGTCTTTTTCATTAATTCTGCGTTCGCATTCTGCGCCGCTCGTCGTTCGGATTTCCTCGATTCTGCCATTATCTCTATCAGTCATTTTTTACACGGGTGAAGTTGAATTCGGTGGAAACTAGTCGTTCCTTGGAGGAATTGACGATAAATTCAAAGCAGTCGTCGGCCGTACAGGTTGAAGTGGAATTGAAGTACGCTTCAAGCATGGCTTTCAGTTCCTTCTTGGAAATGTTCCACGGTTTATTCCATCCGGGACGCTGAATTTTCACCACCGAATTATCTTCGCTCAACTGAATCTTTTCAATATGAGAAAGTTCTGGAGATTGCAGAATCTTTGCGATGTTTGTTTCCACGTCCCGTCGTTCGGTTCGCAGGTCGTGGACCTTCTTATTTGCCGTTTGAATATCATCGTCAATCTTGGCGTAGGACTTCAGCCAGGTCTTCAGCGTATCAATAAGGGACGACATGGTGTTACATACTCTAATACTTTAAAGTTAAATCCGTTTTCAATGTAAAGGGATGTATTTTGATGAGAAAGACATCGGACGGTTGCGAGATGTTTATAACAAAGAACATCCCCGTGAGCAGCCGATACAATCAAATACACCCGAAGGAACTTGGTCGGAAATACAGATGCGGTTACAATCAAAGTGTAAATCAGGTCGGGCCGAGTGTATCATTACGTCACTCTTGTCTCGCCCCAAGGCACCGGCTGAATGGAAAGTGAACGCCGAAGAGTGGCTGTCATCTACGGATATTGATAAATTGGAAAAGTCATTTGAAGAGCTGTTTCCTGACTATATTCACGTTGGGACATTTCCGATGGACTTTGACACCAAAAGTGAAACCGGTAAATGTTTGGTAAGTGCGTTGTGCTCGATGGATGTTAGGAAACTGGCAAATGATGGTAAAACTCAAATCGGTATCATTTTTAACACCGATGTGAGCACGGGACCGGGTGAACATTGGGTTGCGGTATATTGCGATATTCGTCCAGAATTGGCTTACCCTCGCATGACGTATTTTGATTCGTATGCCCAAAAACCCGAGAAGGAAATCAAGCGACTGATGTTGCGGTGGAAGGAGCAGTGGGATGCTACAAAGGTTCATTCGCAGGGTATGAAGCTAACATATAACAAAACGCGGCACCAGTACAAGGATTCCGAGTGCGGAATGTACTGCGTATACTTTCATTATTGCTGTCTAATGGGTATTTCAATGGAGGAACGTATACCCGACGACGTGGTCAACGGTTTCCGGAGCATGCTGTTCAGGGTATAAAATCTCGTATATAAATATACTCATAATGGCGAACAAGTGGTTGACGCACGTCAAGAGCACGATGAAGTCTATGAAGTCGAAGGGTACGTACAAGAAGGGTGACGGCCTCAAGAAGGTCATTAAGGAGGCGAAGAAGAGCTACAAGAAGCACCGCGGTGGTTCCGGTGGTCCCGAGTCTATGGAAGAGGTTGGCGGTCGTCGTCGTAAGACTCGTCGTCGCAAGACTCGTTCCTAAAAAAATCAAAGCTCCTAACATATAAAGACAAATGGGTGGTGGTCTATTACAACTCGTGGCACACGGCGCACAGGACGCATACCTAACTGGAAATCCGCAGATTACCTTCTGGAAGGGTCTCTTCAAGCGCCACACTAATTTTGCGAT